TTCGCAGATTTCATAATTAGTAGTTGTCATTCTATATATACTATTAATATAAAAAGTCTTTATATTGTTTTTAATTTAATTTATATTTTCCTAAATAAATAAAAAATATAAATTATTAATCTAAAAGAATTCTCAAAAACTCTCGTTGTATTTTTTTCCAATTATCATAGCGTCTTTTTGAATTTCTGCTAATAAGTCTTACCTTATCTAAATGGGTTGCTCTATACTTATAAATATGAACTTTGTTTTGGATATATGTTGGCGGCATATTATTTTATACTAATATAGTATAGGATAATATCTTTAGATTGTTTATATATATTAATGTTTTTCCTTAATTATTAAATGAACCATACTAACAAGTAACATAAATTCGTCGTTTGAATTATCTACAAACTCTAATGTCATCTCATTATTAATAAATTGGTATTGATTATAAAAATCCATATAAGGAATAATATTAGTTTCGCCATCACTATTAACAATACAAATACTTAATTTGTTGTTAGTTGCTTTCTCTTTTAAAAGTCTTCTACCTTCTTGTATTCTATATCCATTGATACATAATCGTTTAAGTGGTTGAAGATGTCCTACTTTCTTTTTATACTTTTCTTTCTTATATTCAATTATTTTAACACTATTTTTCTCATAGAATTTTTTAGCAGCATTTCTCATATATGCTTTCTTATCACTTTTAAAAGTGGGAGTTTGTTCTGTATTTAATGACATATCGTATTATATATATAGGAATATTATTTCTATATTGTTTTTACTAAATTGTTACAATTGAAGAATTAATTCAATTTTTTATTTTTAGGATTTTTCCCTTTTTTCCGTTTTTCCGCAATTTGTAAAGTATCTCTTAGAAATTCAAAAAGTATAAGGGAGTTTTAAAAAAGGGGAAAAACGGAAAAAGCGGAAAAAGTATATATAGAAACAATTAAGTTATTTATAGTTATTTTTATCAAGTATTTCAAGAAAACCTTTTCTGTATCGTTTATCTATTTCTTCGTCACAATCAATTAGCAAAGGACTAAACTTTTCAGCAGTAGCATAATCATACATTCTTAATAATTCATCTTTGGTCAAACCAATTCCCGCTTCGCTTAAAATCATATTAAGGTCTCTATTGCTTGGAATTTTCAATAAAACCATATAATTTGTATTCAATCTTATCATTTTAGGAATTTTAAAATAACTTTGACTAATGAATATAACCGATACGCCAAGTTTGCGTCCTCTTATATATACATTTTCAACCATACTCAAATCCTTACTTAAGACCAAGTCATCAAATACGAGTAAATGATTTTCTTTTTTATCATAGTCATCTAACTTGGGCATTTTAGATAAACCTTCTTGAATAGAAATTTGAGGCACTTTATCTTTTAACCAGTTGTATAAGGGTTCATCAGCATTTTTTGTTAAAATTGTAACACTTGAAAAAGTCCCATCACCAGCACTAAATAATCGCAATAAATTAATTACGAAATTAGTTTTTCCAGAACCACTTGGAGCAACAACACACATACGAAATGGAAGTTTCAACTTATGTAACTCGTAATTAGGATTGTAGGCATTCTGTAAAAATCGTTTTGGGATAATCTCATACATATTTTGGATTTTTCCATCCGTTCTAATATCTTCATCTTTCTTCTTGCGAGGCATATTATATATATACAATATATTTATTTTTAAAATTCAACTAAATGTCTAAATATAAAAATTTAATTAGATTTAGTAATATTTTAATATCTTTGTAATATATAAATGGCATTATACCCACCTCCAAGAGAAAATGTCCCTATATTTGATAGTTTTAATTTTGAAATTAATAATACAGCATTAACAGTTGATACTGGTTTAGAATACTTTTTAGCATATCCAACAGCACAAGGTGAACAGACGATGGATGATACAAATATTGCTGGAACTCTTACAGCATTTGGTGCTGCTAATTTTACATCAACAGTAGAAGGTTCTTTAACTTCTTCTGCTTTACAACCACCATCAAATGATAATACAACAAAAATACCAACCACTGCTTGGGTTCAAACTGCGATTGCTGGTGGTGGAGGTGTTAACCCAAATCTTTCACAAGTATTATTATCTGGAAATTCTGCTGGTGCTACCAATATCAATATGAATAATAATGATATTATCAATATTAAAGATTTAGATGTAGATGGTGCGGCAGATTTCAATTCAACAGTAAATATAGATGGAGTGCTAACAACAACAAATGCGATTAATATGACTGGTGGTTCAACAGCATTGAATAATATATCAACAAGACAAGTAAGTTTAAAAGATGCTACTAATGGAAATTCTAATGGAACAGCAATATTTACAAATGGAAATAATTTAACATTAGATAGCAGAGGACCAACTGCTACTAATTCATCTATAGATTTTTTTGTGAAAAATTCTTCAAATGCTACAATACAACCATTACAACTAACAACTGGAGGAAATAATATGAATGTTCCTTTAGATATGACCAATTCTGGAAGTTTTCTTAATTCTATAATAAGGTCAAGATATTTTGGTTTAAGAGATTTAGATACTTCAGCAATAACAAGTTGTGGTATATATTACGCTTTTGATAATCTTCAAATAACAAGTAAAAGTGGGTTTGGTGCTACTCCTACAACTATGTCTTTAGGCACAACAGATATTGATGGTTTATTAGTAAATGGGTTAAAAATATTTAATACTTATTTACAAACTGATTGTCCAGACCCTTCATTAACTGAAAGTAATAGTAAATTAGCAACATTAAGTTGGGTAAAAAATGTTTTAACATCCTCATCATATCTTTCTCCATCAACAATAAGAAGAGCATCTTCTGCTGGTAATTTTACAAGTGCTGCTGGAAATGTTACCGCAGTGGTAGTTAACATACCTTTATCTGGTGGTTCATTTTTAGTTCCACCACCAACTAATGGTTGGTTACAAAATCAAGAAGTTACATTTAGAGTAAATTATTTTCAATCATTTAATCCAAGAGGAACATCTCCATTTGATAGTCAAAATTATATTTCATCTTCTTCTATTGTAACATTATATCCTTTTAGATTTAATACAGTAGGTTGGTTATCAACAATTGTTTCAAATGGTCCAAGAGGCAGAGTGAGTGATAATGTAATAGTAACTACTGATGGTAATAGTAACACAAATTATGTTGTATTAGATAGTGTTTCCCCCGCCGGAAGACAATTTTGGGCAAGTGCTGCCAGTTTTCAATCAAATGGTAGTTTTTTGGGAAGATTATTTGTATATGGTGGAACGACTATTAACGATGTTGTTTTTTTGTTATCCAAACCAAGTGGATTTAGTGCTGCTAATCAAGTTTACAGTTATAATTTATCTGTTGAATTATTAAATCAAGGTAATACTTTTTCTACAATAACTTCAACTGGTTTTAATATATCCAATCTTTAAAATCCATTTAGGAAACTTATATATTTGTTAGTATAATTAATGTAAACTAATAAATATAATTTCTATTATTAATATATAATATGACAACAAGGAATTTTCAAACAAATATTATAAATGAAATATTTAGTGATGATGGAGACAAGTCAATTAGTATAAGTCAATTAGGTATTACTTTAAAAAGAGATATACTAACAACCCCAATTGAAACAATATTAACTCCTTTAGAAATAACAGATGTAAATACTGGAAATTCAATTAGTTTTGATGATTTAACATATTTGCCAACTGGTTTAGGAGCACTAACAGTTCCTTCCAATCCTACAACTTGTAACTTTAATGATGCTATTCAAGTTCAAGATTATGATTTTACATTAGCACCACCCCCAAGTAATACTCAAGCAAAATTAAGTGCGAACCCATCTACTTTTTTAGGTATTCAATTCACTTCAACTGAAACTATTCAAACAACTATTTCAAATGATAATTCTAATACTTTGGCAATTAATTCTGCTGGAAATTTAGAATTAGATGCTTTGGGAAGTTTAGATTTGGAGAGTGAAAATAGCATTACACTAACAAGTAATTTATTGTATAATATTAATTTAGATGTTCCTAATGTTAATTCATTTGGTTTTTCTATGCCTATTAGTTTTACAAAACAAAGAACAGATAGTTTTTCTTATGGATTAGGTGGTCAAAATTTTGATTTAATTTTACAAAGAGATTTCGCTATTCCTCAACAATTCGTATCAATATCTCCTATGGTTATTTCATTAACTTCTACTATTTGGAAAATAGATTTTGCTTTCAATATGTTTCAAGTTTCATCTATGACCGATAAAGGAATGGGTATTTATATTGATTTTATAGATGCTACTTCAAATGTTTATACTCCAATTACTTATAATCTTAATACTCCCTTTTCTATTGATAGAAAAGATTTTGGATATGGTGCTGGTAATGGTCCATATATTCCTATTAATTGGACTGACTATGTTGATTTAGCACCATTATATAATACTGGAACTGCTAATTTTCCATTAGATATGAGAATATATTTTGCTGGAGATAGCAGTTTATCTTCAAGTTATAATATGCTACTGACATTAACAAGAACAAATATAGTTTAATTTAGAAAAATTAAAATCTTTTTATATTATATAATATGCCTCCTCCAGTTCAAGTTACAGTAAAAACTAAAGTTTATGCTATTCCTATTTTAAATAGTGATATGGATAATGTAGTCCAACAAATGGAACAACAAAAAGAAGACATTAACAGAAACCGACGAAGATTGAATGAAACTAAAGCAGAATATGATAATAGTTGTAATACATTATTGTTGATGTATATTCAGCAAACTGGTCAATATCCAGAATAATATTTTCTCAATATATATAAATGTGTGGTGGTGGTTGCGGAACTCTATTAAATGCTAAAGAACTTTTAGAAAAAGAACCAAGAGATAAAGATGCTATACAATTTGATATTATGATGTTAATTATGGAAATGAATAATAGTATAAAAAAGGAAGATAAACCAAAAGTGTATGAAGATTTGAAAAGATTTATGGATATTTATTTTAATTAGTATATATATAATGACTTGGTATGAAACTTTTGATAGTGTATTCTGGATAACACTTGCCGGAATAATAACTGGTTCTCTTGGATTATGTGTAAGGTATTCATTAAAAAGTAAATGTGATTTAGTAAAAATATGTTGTGGTGTATTGGAAATTCATAGAAATGTTGAATTAGAAAATGATGTTGAAATAACATCTACTAATGAAAATAATTTATAATATATTATTAGACTTTTAGGATAATAATATATACACTTAATCTTCCTTAACATATGTTGTTAGCATATTACTACTACTACCCATTTCTTCCATAACTTTACTTATTTTTTTCTTTTGATTAATAGTTTCGGCAAACTCATCAGTCAAAAAGAAATGTCTAAGCATACTCGTTGAAATCTTTTTATCAAATATTTTATTTAACCTCTGGTTCAATTTAATACTTGTTAATGGTTTGAAATTAATATCAAAAAATAAATAGTCTGTTGGATTAACTGAAATCCATTTGTTTAATATCTTCTTAAGAGTTGGTGGTAATGCGATGTCTTGTCTCCCATATGCTTTTGCGGTCTTGTATGATGTAAAGACCAAATTATTCTTTTCAATAAAGTTATTATTATCTTTATTAATATTTTTAATTTTAAAGTCAGTCCAATCTTTTGAACGGCGTGGTGATATATACATACCACTAACAACACAAAGAATAATATAATTCTGTATCTGTTGTAAGTCACTTGGTGTTAGTGTTTTCTTTTTATAAAGTAAAGTAGCGTTGTTTTTGTAATTAGTAATTATTTCCATAATTTCTTTCTTTTCAATCCAATTCTCCTCTTGTTGGTCTGTTTTTTTTTGTTTTGAAATATCAGCATTATAGGAACGAACATCGCTTAGCATTTCATCTCTATATTCTTTATTGTTAGTTATAATAACAAGTGCCGAAAGTGTTGTCTTGCGTTTATTAGGAGCAATATCTTTTAAGTATTCCATTACTTTTTTTGTATCCTCAAACTTTTCCATATTAAAGTCATTATCACTAAATACTTTCGTATATAAGTTTTTGAGTATTGATGCGTATGTGGTTAATGACGAGGCACTTAATGTGTCCCTTTTACTTTTTATGAATTCCTTAATCTTATTATTTGTTGTCATATATAATTAATAGAGATATTAATTTTTAAATATTAATTAATTCTTTTAATTCTTTTTGTCTTTTTTTATATTCTCTTTGATATTCTTTGTTTCTTTCTTTGTTAGTTTGTCTATATTCCTTTTGGTATTCTTCTTTAGTTAATCCAGTATAAGAAGATTGTGAATTCAAATTCGCACATAATTCTAATCTATAATGCTCCTCTCTTATATGTGCTTGTATCTTTGTGGCATCAATCATCTCCTCAATAATAACCATTCGCCAATTATCCCAATTACCATTATCTCTAATAATTTGATAAATTTTAAAATTATAATTACTATTATTTGGATTATTACAAGATGTTTTATGACTATACTTTCTTTTTCTAAAACAAGTAGTAGAACCAACATAGAAATCAGTTATACTAACATCATTACAAACTATCTTATAAATATAATAAGTCATTTATAACATAGTGTCTCAAATTGTCTTTAAGTTGTTGTCCTTAATTGTTTAACTCCTTCATTTTTGATATTGGAATTTCAAAACAATTCTCTTCTTTACTGTTGCGTCCATAGCGATTATCTCTAAATACTTTAATTTTAAATGTCTTGAAAAGTTGTTCGTTATATTCTATGTATAATACTTTATCTAAATAATTGAAAATAAAATATTGTTTTTTAGAATAATTTTTATCTGCTTTATGACAAGATAGTAAAGCAGTTGAATAAGTATTTGAGTTTATTCTACGACTTTTCAATTCAAACCTATTACAATCATCACACTCGTAATCCCATAAACAATATTGATTATTATATTTTTCTTTTGTATTGGTTATGTTAGTATATATAGAAAAATACTGTTGTATCTTATCTAATATAATATCTTCGTTTGAAAGTCCAAAAGATAAATCGTTAGTTACAGTTCGCTCAGTTGATTGTGATTGTTCTAAAATAGTTGTCATTAAATACTTATATATAAATCCTTTATATTATATTTTTCCTAATATATATATGTTTTAATTAAAAATTAAGTATTTATACGAATTTATTTAATAATTAAGATTAATATATAGATAAAATAGTGAAAAAAGAGTATAAACAAGTAATTAAAAATTTTTAATTAACTCTTTATATGGTTTTATATAATAATTAAGCATTATAAACTATTAATTATTATATTAATTCGTATAAACTATTAATATTCAGTTAAACT